ACGTCATAGTGTTAGTGAGACTGAATTCAGATGAATTTCCAATATGGGTTGGGTTTTGCGATGCTAGTGGTTGGCATTTCGGTTCAGGGTTGAATCAATCAATTTCGATTCAGGTTATCGGTTGGATGCCATTAAGTTCAGGCGTGTTCATACTAGACCGATCGCGATAATACTCAGTGCCTAAGCGCAAGATATTCCCAAGCGATCTCGTTATGAGGGCGAAGCGAAGGGCGAGATACAAGAGAGTTGCTGGTGAACCGTATGGTCAGAACTTTCAAAGTCCACGTGGTCGTCTCGCTGTGCTCACCATGGCCGAGGTGGCTGAGATCATGGGGATTCACAAGAGTAGGGTTCACCAGCTAGAACGTCATGCTTTGTGGAAGTTGAGGCAGAAACTCAAACCATTCAAGGAGGCTCTTGCCAAAGCGTAAATGGAAATACTACTCGACCACGGCTGCCAGGAAGCGACGGATGGCGAGGTGCAAACTGAAACCTGGTGAGCCAAGGATTTCGGCCGAGGGCAGTTTCTTGGGGAGAATGAGGTTGAGGACACAAGAGGAGACGGCCAAGGTGATGGGAATCACCCGACAGAGAGTCCAGCAGCTAGAGAGGTTGGCGTTGTGGAAGATAAGGCAGAAGCTAGATATTATGTTGTGATGAAGGGCATGAAAATACATTGGGGCTGGTGTGTTGTCATTGTGAGGTGGTGCCCTACTTGCCAAGACAATCACTCTCATCATCCTGTCTTCTTTCCTTTCTACATCTATGAACGACATCCCAATACTATTAAGTGACACGACGGCCATCGCCATCAGGAAGGTGTGCGATGGGATATGCGCCATGCTGATCAACAAGAATAACAGTTATGGTGATTCAGCTCTCCATCCCTTAAGAGTCTTCTCGCGAGCCGATCCGATTGAGGCCATCAAGGTGAGGATTGACGACAAGCTCAGCCGGTTGACGAGAGGGAACGGAGAGGATTTCCATGAAGATACCATCGACGACCTGATGGGGTATCTGGTGTTGCTGAAGATCGCCCGCGAGCGAAGAAGGCTAGAGGCCGAGAAGATTGTTCATGGTTCACCTCCCGACAATCCGGTGGCTTCCCTTGCAGCCACCCAGTTGAAGAAGGTGCCTGTGAAAGATCCGATGGATCACCACGACATTTAGGTTGCTTCCTCCTTCGTCGTCCAGTAGAGTCCTTCTATGAAGAGATCATCTACCGGTCGATTCAATACCAACTCGATCGTCCAAAACCTTCTCTTAGAGAGGCAGCTCTGGCTGCGTCGCCAGCTAGATCCACGTCGAGACATCGACGCCGAGTGTGGGCACCCAGCCTGCATTGAAGTGACAGACTATCTGCATGCCTTCCTGCGCGGTGATCTAGCCACCCGTGTGGTGAGTGTGTTTCCTGAAGAGAGTTGGAGCGAAAGCCCTCAAATCTTTGAGAATCAGGATGAGACTGAAACTGACTTTGAGAAGGCTTGGCTAGAGTTAGATGACCAATTCAATCTTCTCTCCATCTTGCTCAGGGCCGATATCTTGAGTGGTATCGGTCGTTTCGGCATCATCTTGATTGGGCTCGATGATGGGGCCGATCTCGCCACTGCCGTGCCGGGTGTGAACGACAGAGGTGAGAAGGATAACGGAGCAGAGCACGAACTTCTGTTCTTGCGGGCCTTAGATGAGTCAGTGCTGGAGGTGAAAGAGCTAGAACAGAACCCGGCCAGCCCGCGATACGGAATGCCTAAGACTTACGAGGTCACTTTTGATGATGTCGAGAACAAGGGCGTCAACGGCAAGCAGATTGTCCACTGGACGAGGGTGGTTCATCTCGCTGACAACCGGATGACTTCAGAAATCTACGGTCGGCCGAGAATGGAGAAGGTCTTCGACCGTCTCTTAGATGTGAAGAAGATCGGCGGGGGCAGCGGTGAGATGTTCTGGAAGGGAGGGTTCCCAGGTATCTCACTAGAATCAGTTGGAAACGGAGAAGATGTTGAATTTGATGAGGAAGCGACCAAGGAACAGATCGAGGCTTACATGAATGGCCTCCAGAGGTATATCGCCACGCTGGGGATGAAGGCGCAATCCCTCAACGTGCAGGTGGCGGATCCAGGGCCTCACTTAGAGGTGCAGATTCGTTTGATCGCCATGTCGCTGGGAATTCCTTGGAGGGTGTTAGTTGGAAGCGAAGCCGCACAGCTCGCTTCTGAACAAGACATGCGAGCTTGGAACCGGAGAGTGAATCGTCGTCGGCAAGGCTACGTCACTCCATTCATCATCAAGCCTTTCCTCAATCGCCTGATCGCGTATGGGGTTCTTCCTCAGCCCGAGAAGACCATCGTCCTTTGGCCGGACCTGAACAGCCCCGGCGACCGGGACAAAGCCGAGGTGGCCGAGCGCCGAACCAACGCCCTCATGAAATACGTTATGGGTGGGGTAGATGCGCTGGTGCCTCCTTTCCATTTCCTCACCTTGGTGCTGGGATATACCGACGTGGAAGCCCACTCCATCATTGATGAGATGGGTGACGACTTGATGAAGATTCAGTCTACGGCTTCCGGTGCCCAAGCTGCGGCCGATGCCAAAGCGCAGGCAGCGGCAAAGGGGAGTGGGGCGGGTCGGAATAAACTAGGGGTAGGCACCGGCCGTCAGCCGACCACCCCAGGTAGAAAACAGCCTGCGAGCACCGCCAACTGATGAATCTTCTTCGTGTTGATCCTACCCGGACCACTACTCTGACGAAACGATTTATTGCTGACCTGAGAAGGCGGTTTAGAAATCTCAGCGACGCGGTGATTGACTTCTTCGTTGAGCTTGACGCGCTGGGACTGAAGGAACGGACCCGGCTGATCTTTCACGTCCAGCCGAGAGAGTTTGAGTTCCGGACTGACCCGGGCAAACTAGAGGCCTTCAAGGAGTGGTTAGAGCAGCAGATCTTGATCTTCGTTCTCTCCGCCGACCTTTGGACCTTCATCAGGGCGGCTTATATCAGAGGAGTCATCAACGCCCACTTCGCAGCGAAGCGGGGCGACGTGACTGATCTGAGCCAGGAAGAACTCTTGACGACTATCTTGCGGGATCCAGAGATCTTGAATAAACTTCAACTCATCAATGCTCGCGCTCTTGAGAGTCTCAAGGGAGTCGCTGCCCAGGTGAGTGCCGAGGCCTCCCGCATCCTCGCTGACGGTCTCATTTCCGGTGCTACACCCGACCAGATCGCTGCCGACATTGTAGCGAGGATCAGTTCTCTCGCAGAGACCAAGGCTCTCAGTATCGCAAGGGCCGAGGTTGTGGCCTCGCACGCAGAGGGCCAGCTAGACGCATTCCAGCGGCTAGGGATCGCGCAGCTGACAGTTAGGGCCGAATGGGTCACCGCAGGCGACGACAGAGTATGTAAGCAGTGTCAGTCTTTTGAAGGCCAGACTTTCACAATTGAAGAGGCGAGAGGGATGATACCACTTCATCCCAACTGCCGTTGTTCTTGGATTCTAGCATGAGTAAGGGTCACGTGATTCCTTTTACGGTGGGTCGTCTCGGCAACTTCTTATTCCAGGCCGCGGCGACGATTGGCTATGCGAGACGACATCACCTAGACTTCACGATGCCATTCGGTCCTTGGCCACCTCGCAAAGATCCTGTCTACCTAACCCACCTTCGCGATCCTGATTTTGATGATGCCCTTTCCTCTATTACGGTGAAGGAAAAGGTCTTTCACTACCATGAGATTCCCTTTGAGGAAGAATGGAGAGAGAAGAATATCATCCTCGAGGGCTATTGGCAGAGCGAAAGATACTTCAAAGAATTTCGTTCAGAAATCCTCGCCTTGTTCGATTTCGACTGGGAGCTCAAACCTGGGATCGTCTCGGTTCATGTCCGACGCACAGACTATCTGAAGTGGGTGAAGAAGCATCCCAAGGTTCCCGCCGCGTGGATTGAGAAGGCTATGGAGAGGTTTCCGGGATACCAATTCATTTTCTTCTCTGATGATATCGACTGGTGCAAGAAGATGTTTGGGCACCGGTTAGACTGCTCTTTCTCGGAAGGACAGAATGAGATTGAGGACCTCACGGAGATGTCCTGCTGCGAGCACCATATCTGCTCAGCATCAACATTCAGCTGGTGGGGAGCCTGGCTGAGTCAGAATCCCAACAAGAAGGTGATCATGCCGAAGCTTTGGTTCATTCCAGGTTGGGGTGGACATGACGTCAAGGATGTCGTTCCACCTGAATGGATAAGGATATGAGTCTCAAAATCACCGCGTTCTGCCCTACCCTCAACCGACCAGAGCTCTTGGGCCGATTGATCAAGTGCTTCGAGATGCAAACCTACGACAACAGGGAATTGATTATTCTTGATGACGGAGGTCAGTATTGCAACCAGAAAGGTGACAAGTGGGAATTGATCTCGGTTCCACGCCGGTTTCGCTCGCTGGGAGAGAAGAATAATGCGGTGATGGCGCTCGCCTCTTTTGACAGTCAAGCCATCGCGAAGGCAGACGACGATGATATCTACATGCCGTGGTGGTTAGAGTCGCTCGTCGACGCGCTCGGGCGCGGTGAATTCGTCCAGCCCAGACACGCGATTGATTTCGTTGGAGGGCAGTGGGTTCAAAGTGAGACCTTCAACGTGAAGAACCGCAGGTTCGCCTACCACGGGTGCTGGGCCTACAAAAGATCTCTCATTGAGAAGTCTGGTGGCTACCGGCCAGAGTATGCCGGGGATGATCAGGAGATGGAGAGGCGGTTGAAGGACAAACTGGGAATGGTTTCAGTTGGGATAGACGAGAAGAGGTTTCAGCCTTTCTATTGGTACCACCGAACCCTTCCCGGACGGTTGAGTGATAGAACCCAGCAGACGAGAGATCCCAGAAGATCTTATATTGACACTGGCTTCGGTGTGCCCTA